CCATGTTCAAATTACCTTCCGTAGTTGCTCTTTACGTTCCGCTTCGCGATTGGCCTTAACCATCGCGTCGATGCGTCCGTTCAGCTCATCAAAAATCGCCTGCACGGCACGGATCCGCATGTGACACTCTTCACGCTCGCGAATTTCGCGCTCGTTTGTGGCGATCCACCGCTTCGTATCGCGCTCAAGAAGCTCATTGAAAACGCTTCTGAGCGTATCGCTGCCTAGAAGCTGTTCCGCCGCCCGCCCGCGCCGGTTAATCTCGTCAAATTCTTCCGGCTTCAAGCGGTTGCGTCTCCCAAGCGCGACGATGCCTCGCTCTCCTGTATCTTCAGATCGGCAGCGACGCGGACCATGTCAAACTGGCCCTTAAGAGATACCGCATCCATCTGCGCCTGGTTCTTCGCGTTGATCTCATAAAGCCTAAGCATCGTGTCCTGGTCGCGGTCGGCGCTCTTTTGAGCCTGATCGGCCTGGAACTTCATGTACTCCAACTCTAGGCGCTTCTGATCGTTCTGCGCCTTCAGCAAATCGGCCACCGCCTTCGGATCGGGTGGGGCCTCCGGCTGCTCCGGCATCTCAGCCGTATCAGGATCGGTGAAATACTTGGCCGGGTTCTTGAACCCAGAAAGCGACAGCCCTTCGGCCAATGTCTCGTAATAGTTCTTCAGCGTGCAAAGCGGATTTTGAGGCCCAAGCTGCATCAAAAGTTGTTCTTGCTTCTGAAGCGTGGCCCCGATGACCTGGAGCTTTTCCTTATTTGTCCCGGCCCCAAGCGCCACGTTGCAGACGATGTCCATGTCCACTTTCCAGGACCTTGGATCGACCGGCTCCCACTTATTGCGGAGAGCAACCATCCGGGATTGGCGCTGGTTCTTTGCAACCAGCTTCGCAATGCCACGGAAAAGCGTCTTCATCCCAGTCTCGGCAAAGTTCCGGGCAATGATCTCGATATGCTCGTGCGCCTTCGTGAATTGGTTCGCCGCAGCCATCGCTGTCATGTTCTGAAGCGTACCGGGCTCTAACCCCATCGCGCTCTTGGACATGCCGGTGCGGCTTTCACGCACCTCGTCCATATAGGCCAGCATGGGGAATGCTTCCTTCCCCACAAACGGCGTGACATCGGCTCGAACCGCATCCGTGCTGTTAGCGCGAATGATTGCGCCGACTTCGGTATTAAGCAGATCGGCTAGTTCAACCTGGCCCTTGGCGACCACCGTCCTCGGAAATATCGACTGAGCAAGGCTATCGAACATCGCTCGGCCAAGACCGGATTTGGTCTTCTGAATATCCATCACGTATTCGGCTGGGCATGAACCGAAGAACGTGTGCGGCTCAGGATCGGCATGGAATACCGCGAAGTTATGCCACTCCGCCTCCTCGGTATGGAGGATCGTCCACCCCGTTCCAGCCGCGCATACACGGTGAAGCTCCGCTATGCCATCTCGGTCCTTGTCGATGTAAACGAACCCGTCGAAATACTGAAAGCGTCTCTGGCTTTCATCGTGCGAACCGTCATCGGCATAAGGCGCGTTCATGTTGGGCCTGCGCGCCACCGCCAGCAAGTTCGTGTCCAGCACGCCCTCGTCGGCGGAAATGCCTTCAACCGCCTCATCGTCATACCCAAGCGCGATAAGTTCGGAGCGCGTCTTAGCTGTTCGGTGCCCAATAAGGACAAAGCTCTGGTCCGTCCGCGCCCTGCGGTTGACGATAAACTCCTCCGGTGGAAGGGAGGCAATCTTGCACCGATCTACCTTGCGCGTCAGCTTGAGCTTGAGAGAGATGCCGTTCGCATCAACGTCGTAATGCTGCACTTCAACCGAGCGGGCTTTTGCCAAATCCTGTTGCAGCTTGGCCGCCGCCGGGTAATCGAGCCCCGTATATTCCGCCGTCGTAACTTCGATGGCCTCATCCCACCAAAACTTGATAACCCCGCACTTCTGCTTAAGCGCGTCCGTGAAGCAGTCCCACAGAACTTGGTACCCCTGGTTGTCCCGCGTCACGATATAATTGACGTAATCCGTCATCTGCTCCGCGAGAGCAACGTCTTCCTCTTGGTCCGGCGTGAACTCGACGATCTTCTCGGGGCCAAAGAAGATGCGCATGAGCGACGGGCGAATGGATTTGACCGTATCCGCCACGTCACGCGATATGAACCGTGACCGGCCTTCTTGCTCGTCCCCAAACGGTGCGCCGCGATAGTACAACTCGGCACGCTCGCGCTCGGGGCCTATCTCAAGGTCGATGAAGTTTACCGCATCGTCGATCTCACGAGAGACAAGGGATTCAAACTCACTATCGGACAGCCCCTCGCTCTCCGTGGTGATTTCTTCATCCTCGGGCTGGTCGTAGTCTAGGGCCATGGACATTTAGGCGTATCCCGACACCCTGCGCTGTAGAGGCGCTTCTGCCTTCACTTGCGGTTCCTCGTACACGATCGCCATCAGGCCGAACGCGTCCGCGCAATGACTTGACCAATCATGCTCTGGCCCCAACCCGACATTGCGCGTTTCGTCCTTTTTCTCGTGGTAAAAGCCAAGCGCATCGCGCCCGGCCTCGGTTGTCTGTTCATTGAACCAGCAACGCGGGAATATTCGCCGCGCCGCTTCAATCCGCATGGACGCCGCGCCCTTGCCCTGGTTCGGGATGACGATGACCTCGAACCCAGCATCGCGCACATGATCCTCATACCTCTTGCCCGTGACATTGTTCGCGTTGACGCCATCGTGGGGAAGAATGCAGATTGCCTGCCCCCAGCCGCGCCTGCGAAGCTCGTTAATGTAATAGGCAAGAACCTGACCAACGCCTTCGATGTAATCGAGAACGCGTATCTCGCGCCCTACAAACTGTACAATCCAGATCGCCATGGCATCGGCTGAGGCGCCAGAGCCGCCGATGTCGAATACTGCCCTAATAGGCAGGAGCGGATCGGCGGCAACCTTGCCAATGCGCCCTTCAGCCTTTGCCGCTGAAAGCTGCTTGGCGTAGTAAGCGCCCTCAAAAGCCTTGGCGTAATCGCCCTCCCACTTATGATCGCATCGCTCGGGGTATAGGCCCAGGTCAATCTCACGCTCGCTCTTGAGTTCCTGACTAAGCCAGGGATTATCCCGCCAGTTCGCGCGGACGACTATGCGCTTGCCGTACAAGGCGTCATTCCAAACCGGCGAACGCAGCATCGCGTCAACCGCGTCGGTCTTGCGTGTCGGGTTCCAGCCGAACCAAAGCTCGCTCCCAGGCGCGCGGATCGTCGGGCGAAGCAGGTCCAAACTCCGCTGCGAAGCAGTCTGCGCTTCTTCCCAAAACGCCCGGTGGAAAGCCTCAAGTGATTTAACCGATTCCGCCGTGTGATCGGCCATGCCGTTGAAGATGATTATCCCATCTCCCGGCGTTTCGATAACTTCACGAAACACCTTGAACTCACGTCCGACGCCCATGCCCCGGATTTTGTCTTCCAGCAACTGTCTGGAAGAATGCCGAAGGTCTTTTTGAACCTCGCGAATACAAACGCAGCGAAGGCTCTTGAACGCTAGGCAGTCCTCGATCATCTGCTCGGCGAAGAAATGTGATTTGCCGGAACCGCGCCCGCCATGGGCACCCTTGTATCGGGCGGGCTCAAGAAGCGGCACGAATACTCGCGCCACTTGCCGGTCAAGGACGGTCAAGCGGCTGTCGGATCAACAATGGTCCGGCGTACTTCGTGGACGATGTTAATCGCGCCCTCGCCATCTTCGCCGGTTTGAGGTTGGGCAGGCTTGCCCCAGCCACGATCAAGTAATACCTGCGCGGCTGATACCCTTGCTGCTGGCGGGCATTCTTCCTGCATCATGATACTTTGCAGCACGTTGATGGCGTTTTCGGTGTGGCACCGAGCAAGCGACTTTACGCGCGTTAGTGTTTTTGGATCAGCCATTTACGATAAGTGGGTAGCGGCGCTCATATCGCCGTCCTTAGCGCGCTCAATATCGCCTGCCCTTCGCTTGTGTCTAGGGGATAGGTTTTATGGAACACGTCGAATGCCTCGCATTTGTTGCGCTTGAGGTGGATGTAGAGAAGTCTGCGAAGGTCGTTAACCTCTACGCTGAAATAGCCGGATGGGCTTGAGCGGCGGGAGACTTCGCGCCATTCGGTCATTTCGAACGCTTTCTCGCAGCGTTTGTGTTGCCGCCGTTCACGACCTCGCATTTGCTGGCGTGGTCTAAAGCATACCCAGTGGCCCAGTCCGTTCGGATGCCGTATGGTGTGCCGCGAAGTTTCTTGCGGATTTTGCAGATATGAACCCCTATTAATTTTTTCGCGTCGCAGTAGTCGTCCATTGACCGATTGTGGTTGCGCCCTGTGACGCGGGCTATGATGGCGGCTTTGGTAACGGTCTTGCCGAAATTAGCGTCCAAAATTGCTAGGACAACCGCTTCCACAGCAGATACGCCGATCCTGTCCAACTCCGGCTTGGAAAATACCGGATTAAGCACCGGAATCGCCGCCATCATCGTAAGCGGCATAACGACATCGGAGAGATTGTCCGTCAGGTCGCGTAATTCGTCGCGGTTAAGCATACGGCGCTCGATTGCGTCGTACATCTGCTCGAAAAGCAAATGAACGTCGCGCTGGAAATCGGCTGTTGCCGCGCGTTCCATTCTAACCTCATACGAAGCGGGAGAGTGACATATTCAT